CTAGGCGACTATCTGCACCAGTCAACTTATCTTTGATTTCAATAATCTTGTCTTTCAATACACTATTCATCGTAGTGAAGATCTGAATGTCAAGAATGTCTTCAATAATTTCCCGACGAGTAAACGCAGGAAGTTGCATGAATGGTGTAAAAGATGCGCTTCCTAGAATAACAATCTGGGTGAACGACTTATAATTCATCTTCAGAATTGATTCTTCGAGATACTTCTGGTAGTCTCGAGCAGCAGCGTCTTGATTGAGGAGTTCGCCATCTGCATAAATCTCAAAGAGATTCGGACGAATACCTCGCACAATCTTATATGACTTGCGACCAGTTTGAAATTCAATTTCGACCAGCAAGTTCTTCTTGTTAATTGAGTTGATCAACTGTGGTTTGTTGATGTTACGAAACGGTTTATTAAACAGCGCAAAGCAAAGCGCATCGAGCATAGTCGATTTACCACCGCCATTCTCGCCAACGATTAGGGTGCTAGGTGAACGGTCCAATTTAATTTCTGTAAACTGGTTGCCCGTCGACAACATATTTTTCCATCGAATAGTATTAAAATTAATCATACAGTAACGTTCTGTGCCTCAACATAGAGAGTTTGTAGAATAGATTTGATTCTAGTCTTTTCTAGGTCAGTGGAAATAGTATCGACGAAATCTGACAGAACAGTCATAGTATCCTCGACATTAAATTCTTCTTCACCTATTGCTTCAGTTTCAAACTCAGAGAAGTCTTCAATAATCTTTAGTTCGAGAAGATTGCAGTCATAGAGTTTATCTACAAAACGGTCAAACTTATAGAAGTCAGTTTTCTTAACAACAACTAATCGAACGCAACATCCAACAAGTGCACTAACATCAAGCAAACTAGGATCATCAGTAGTGTCGTCATAATAGATTTTATGGAAGATGCGATTTGGATTCTCAAAGAATTCTACCTCGTTTGTTTCCGTATCATATAAGTGATACCCTCTAGGGTCATTATAATCAGACCAAGTAAACTCATAGGTATTACCAAGATACAGAATATTGCCAGTGCGACTGCGATGGTGGAAGTGACCAGAACAAACGAGAGGAAATCTATCAAAATGTTTTGTATCCATTCCATGGTCATTCGTATGCCCACGATACATTTGGAAACCTGCAAATTCAAAGTGTCCAAATACGGCTTGTGCATTTGAGGCATTAACAATCTCCATAGTTTGGTCATAGTTACCCGAACAAATCCAAGGAACTAGTAGTAGGTTTTTACCATCAACGATAATATCTTCTGTCTCAGAATAGGTAATTACGTTAGGATATTCGCGCAGCAACAAATCAAGTGCATTGACTTCGTTGGTGTTCTTAAAGAAAGTGTCGTGGTTTCCTGCGATCATATGAACGTCGATGCCAAGTTCGACAGTTCGATCGAAGAAATACTCACGACACTTCTTCAGTGTATTAAAATTAATATATTTCCGACGATCAAAGACGTCACCAAGATGGATGATTGTCTTAATCTGTTCACGCTCAAGGTGAGGAAAGAAAACTTCTGTATAGAATTTATTAAAGAAGTTATCAAACGGAATTGAATCCGATCGTGCCCCGAAGTGGGTGTCGGTAATTAGTGCAACTTTCATACAGTACGAATCGCTACCTTGATGTCTCGATAAAATTGATCGAGGATTTCGCGCACCTTTGCCTTTTCAGAAGGTGATGCGCCAGTGATAGAAATATAGATGTTGCTGTTGATAGAAGTTTCACCAACAGTGCGATCAGAATCGCTATCCATGTCATTATGTAGAATTTGTGTTTCGATAATCATCGTAACCTCACTTCGCTGGAGTGGTTGCGGTGACAGGTGCAGGTTCAACTGCATTCTGAATTACATCGACAGCTTCAGGTGCTGGTAATTCATCGTCTCCAGCAAGATGCACAAGATTGATTCGACCATCACAGAGCATGTAGTGTTGATCAACACCAAGTCGACTTGACTCAAGATAGATACATCCAGGATTTTGACGGGTAACTTGTGTTACTTTATTCTCGTGTCGAGCGACCGAAAATAAAAGCAAAAACAGTGGAATAACAATAAGTGCAGCGAGTGCAATGGCACCAGTATTTTTGCTGACCCAATCATAAAATTTACTCATATAAACCTCCATAACATTAATACTAAAACAACTATACCTCATTTAACGTCAAAGGTCAAGGTTTTTTTCTTCTTTTTTATCAAAATATTTTGGTCTGCGTTTCGGCATAGGATTTTTCGGTGGTTGATTCTCGAGAGAACTATCGTAGGCATCATCGATCTGTTTGCGTAGATAATTGATAAATTCGTTTGTATGCTCAGAACCATCGGCGTCCTCGCTAATGATGCTGTTGATATCTAGATTTTGAATGTATCGATACTTGGTTGCCATATACTTCTTTTCTTTCTGGATTCGACGCAGAAAGGCATAGTATGTAATCTGGGTAAAGTAGGCAAAGGGATTGGAAGATTTGGCAGGATCAAAGTTATCAAGATATGTAATACAATTCTCAATACCATCTAGCACCATCTCTTCTCGATAGGTGTAGTTGATGAAGTTTGCTTTGTATGCAAGATGGTTTGCGATCTTAACGAAACATTCGCCAATATAATTGGGAACTCTAGGTTTCTGTTTCCCCTCTGCTTTGGCCGCGAGAACTTTTTCTCGATACTCCACCATCGCTGCAAGGAATTCTTTATTGTTTACGTAATGTACGTTAGTTCTTACTTTAGCAGTTTTTGCCATTATTTACCCTCATTAATATAACTCCTTTATACCGCAAATAGACGTCAAAGTAAATAGTTTTTTTAATCTTTTTCTTCAAGAAAACTGTTGACTTGTTCACCTATTCAGGGTATAAAGACTATGTCGTCTATGAAATGAATCATCTAATTAAGTAGATTGTTCTTCTTTAGGTAATCGGCGGTCGTCGCGACCCAATCTTCGATTTCCTCTTCCTCTTCTTCGGGAGGATTTCCTCTCGTCTTCAAATATGTTTTATACTGTCGTTCGACATCATCTTTCAGAGTGCCGACCAGCACAACATTTTCACTCAGGATAACAAATTCTGTCTCTTCACATACTGCCATCCATGGTTTGAAAAGAAATCCTTCAACAACACCATTACCTGATTGGACCTGATATGGAACAATGGAGACAGGATGCCGTATCTCGATCTCAAAAGAATCGAATAGTTCCTGCTGAGATGCAATATTTGTAGCGCACATAACCATGTCGCCATCTTTCAGTTTAAGTAGTCTGATATAATCTTCAGTCATCAATTGACAACCTTACTATCTTGTAGTTGAAACCTTCTTCATTATAAATCTTCACACGCTCGACCATATGATTGAGGGTATAATTCTTTTTGGACTTCCAAGATAGGTCATCGCCAATATCAAAAAGATTACAACGTTCTTTCTGATTGCCCTTTCTTAATCCGCGACCAATAGATTGAAGATTTCTAATGCGGGATTTAGAAGGTGAAGCGAATACTACATTATGGAGGTTACGTATATTTATTCCCGTAGAAAAGGTTCCGTATGACGCAACAATAATTGCATCAGTTTCTTTCTCTGTAATAGATCGGATCTGTTCTCGTTGAGAAGTATCAGTTCCACCATAGACAAAGAAAACCTTTCGCGAAGTTCCTGCCTTTTCTTTAATCATTTTATAAAGAACATCACCATGTTTCTCTACGAACTGAAACAAGACTAGCGTGTTGCCTTTTTGTGACACAGAGAGATTGCGGATGACCACATTTCGTTTGTGGTTTTTAACCAACCAGTCCATTTCTTCTTGGTATGTATGATTCTTAACTGCTTTTTTGGTTTCGTCGGTATAGTCCAGAAGCAAACATGTAATCTTTAACTCGGCGAGGTCTTTGTTATCCATCAGTTCTTTGGTAGTAATTACCCGATGAACCTTACCGAATAGACCCTCGAGAATCAACTTATGAGTCTTAGTTCCGTCGAGAGTACCAGTGGTTCCAATGCGGAACTTAGTCTTGGTGCATTTGTTAAAGATTGATGTTAGTGACTTTGCCTTGAACAAGTGTGCTTCGTCGCCGTAGATAACATCAAATTCATCGAAGAACTTTTTTGGTAGTTTGTATATTGACTGCCATGTCGAGATAACGATGTTTGCTTGATTTGACTTTTCAAATCCAGCGTAAATTTTAGAGCAGTTATTTGCAACATGCCATGTATCATCATTGTGAGAATAATCAGCGAAGTCGCCATACATCTGTTCGACCAATGATGTTGTGGGAACAATGACCAACTGCTTACGATTAAACTTCTGGTGATACCTCAGGAGTAGATAGATGATCAGGGATTTGCCTGATGCAGTCGGAGATAGTAGCAAAGTTCTGCCAATGCGAATCGCATATTTGACTGCATCGATTTGATATTCTCTCGCCTGAATCGGACTACCTTGTGAGGTAAGATTCAAACTCTCTGCGAATTCTTCTAGGTATTCAATATCAACTGGATCACCAATCGGATCCATTTTGACATCCATATCATAGTCTGATCTTGCAGCAAACTCTCTTAGATATGGAAGCAGACCAACGTAAAGTTCCTTGGTCCACATGTTGAACATTCGTGCTTTACCATCCCACAGTTTCGCTTTATAGGTTGGCATGAATCTTGCTCCAGGAACGTCGAAAGTGAAGTAGTCATTCAACTCGGAAGCAATCGAAGGATCGCTTTCGATATTCAAATAGACTTCATCTTTCTTGGTAACTGTTAAGTCAGGCACTACATCAATCCATTAGTAAACTTTGTCCATTCGATGGCATTTTTGATTTCCCAACCACGACCATTTAGTGAACGGATAATTTGCTCTAGTTGGTAGAGCATTGCTTTCATATATTCGACTTTATCAACGCAACGAATAATATCTTCGTCGCAATTAACAATATCTTCGACCTCATTCTTTAGAGGTTTTAATCCCTGAAACTGATTCCACCCAAGTTCTTCTAGTTCTTCGCGAGTCATCTCTCCGCGATAGTATTTAAACTTGGTGCGACGTAGGCGCAGGTAATCCCCCTCGCATTTGCGAAGTTGTAATTTGGTATTACTCAAAATGTTTAGATATTTTGCATGCAGTTCGGCGATTTGAATCGAAGACTTACCAAGATCTAGTTCGTTGACCTTAGCATCTTTTGTCCACATGTCTTGAATTTCAGATAGTTTCATATTTCCTCACAATAAAATAATTTAATCATACTATATTTTTTGACAGAAGTCAAGGTATTTTATACGGATTCAATCGTATAATATCTATATTTAAACGACGCAATGCCTATGAGATATTCTACAGAACCACTTGATATATCGAAGTCCAGTGCTTCAAGACTGGTGGGGAAAAGATCGTAATATGTAATCTTGACGTTTGGATTATTATCCGAGTCTAAAATGAAGAAGTCAGCGTCTGAGAAGTTCGCAACTGCACCAAGTCTTTTCTCTGGGATTGCAGGGAATCTATATGCTTGCTTCTTATTCCAGTTGTTATATTGCTCGTGGTTCTCTGGAAATGATAGACCAACCAACCAATTATATAGTTCTACATAATTTGCCATGTTTTCTTGAACAAGGAAACGAATGACAAGTTCGCCAAACTGCGGTTTCTCTCCAGGATTATACAGAGCAGAAAGAGGAGTTTCTGTTGTGGTAAATCCAATACTGAACGATGGGATATTTGCTGCCTGACAGAAATATGATACGTTAGGTAGAGTATGAATTTGGAATTTAAAACCATTCGGTTTCAGGTAATCAAGATCGCTCGGTTGCGAACTTCCCCAAGATCCCTCACTGATGTTTGTTGTTGTGGATATTACCATCTATTCCTCCATTACGTATATTTATAATGAAAATGGGGGAAGCATTTCTGCTCCCCCCAGTTTCTTAGTAACCCTCTCTCTAATGGAGAGGTATCGATTACATAAGGTTCGAAACCTTAACGCGACGGTAGTAGTGGTTGCGGTTTGCAGTGAATGTATCCGCATCTGTTGTTCCGTCCGACTTAAGAACGAATGGGTTAGCAATCATCCCGTAACGAGTCTTGAAACCAATTTTTGGTTGGAAGGTGTTAGGGTCGATAGCACGAACCATTTGTAGTGGAACGTATGGGCAATAGAAGATACCAGCGTCATAAGCATTCGCACCCTTATAACCAACAACATAGAACTGCGATGCAGCACCTTGGTTTGCTGAATATGGATCAACGTATACCTTGTAACGACCGTTAAGAACACCAGCAAAAGTATTACCTGTGTCATCAACGTTCAGAGTTGGCGAACCGTTAAGTGCACCACCTGTGTCAAGCATACCTGCCATTGCAAGAGCAGCAGCAACGTCTGACGAACAGATGATGAAGTTACCCTTACCGCGACGAGTGTCTTGAGCGATTACGTTAGCATCACGTTCGATGTTGAACAGAAGACCCTTGAAACGCTCAACCGACCAACGACCGTTTGAGTCAACGTCAAGATCGAAAGTACCAGCAGTTGCTGTCGAAGCAGCACCTGGCTTAGCAACCTTATAGATCGTACGGATAACTTCGCGGTTGATTTCAGCAAGAATTTCTTGTGAAAGGATGTTCGAGAGTTCTGACTCAGCGTCAAGACCGTGAATTGCCTTGAGATCCTGAGCAAGTTCTACTGTGTATTCTGCTTTAAGAGCACGTGTCTTAGCAGTTACAGTTGTCTTCTCGATGCTGAATGCCATCTCATTGAAGTCAGTTCCGCCTGATTCACCAAGTGCTTCAGCGTCAGCAGTAGCAATACCAGTACCTGTGGTGTAAGAACCATCAACTGGGTTTGAACCAGCGTGAGTTCCTGTACCAGCGAAGTCAGTATCTGCTTCGTTGAAGAGTGCTTCAGTGCCAGATTGTGTGCTGTAGCGTGACTTCATTGCGAAGATAAGACCAACTGGTCCAGTCATTGGTTGAACGCCAGCAACGTCATATGCCATCAAGTTAGGCAGCGCACGACGAACGAGCGAGATTAGAATTGGATCGTAGTTATCGATGCCAGAGCCTGTAGCGTTTGCTGGAGTTTCGAACAACGCAGTCTTTTCTTCTTGAAGAGCCTTTTGTTGGTTTTCGAGAACAACTGCAGTAACTGCACGCTTGTAGGAATCCTTGATTTGTCCCATACCATCATGGTTTAGGACAGGCTCCCACTTCTTTTGTAGAGATTCTGAAAGAAACATTTTTTTCTCCTTGTAGGGTTTTTTATTTCAACTTATTATTTATATTTATTTAGATTTGAGATGACATTTTGTCTAGAACCTTCGTATACTTCTCCATAAGAGGAGATCCAGCATACGCATTAGTTTCATCTAGACCATCAGTCATCTTTTCTTCCGTGTTAGGTTGTGCTTTAGGGAAATAATTTTCTCTAATGACATTCAACTTTTCTTCGAAAATTTCTGCGTTCTCGAATTCTACATCAGCAACAATACTTACAAACTTCTCAGCATCGGTCTTAGCGAGGTTTTCAGTAACCGCGATAAGTACGCTCTCTCTTTGAAGTTTAGTATTTTCAGCATGCAGTTCTACATTTGCAGTCATAGTTTGGTCCACACGAGCTTGAAGGTTTTCAATCTCGACTTGCATTTCACCAAGCACATCATATTTCTCTTCAGGAACCTCAATATAGTGTTCCGAAAACAGATTCTTAAGTCCTGCAATAAACGACTCAGTGATGTCTGAACGGAGACCGTTCTCAACAGCGAGTTCGTTTTCAGCAATATACTGTTCAGCGACATAAGTTAGATAAGAATCAACCTTTTCAACGAGGTCATCCTTAAATTCTTCCATAAGAGCAGCAGCTTCTTGGATAAGTGCTTCTTCGAGTGCTGCTGCTTTAACGTTGACCGATGCAGAAACCATTGCTTCAAACAGCGATGCTGCCTTGCCACGGAATTCTTCAGTTAGATCTTCGTTACCGTCGAATAGAGTTGCGAGTTCTGCTGAGAAATCTTCTTCGAGATCTTCTTCAGCATCTTCGTCTTCATCTTCGTCTTCGATATCGTCTTCAATCAGATCGTCGTCTTCTGGTTCAACTTCTTCTTTATGAACGTTGCCCTTAGAAGATGGTTGATTTACAACCGATCTTGGATCAGCAACAGTAGTGAAGTTTGGTGCATCACCTGGACCAGATGCAGGACCTGACGAGTCGGAAGTATCCTTAGCGTTTACTGCAACCTTTGCGCCTTGGTTTTCGTCAGCATCACCATCACGGTCTTGGTGTGGTGCGTCTGCTGAAGAACCTTGACGTGGTTGAGTTTGGTCACCCGATGTGTTCGACTTAGCTGCTTTCGAGGTATCTTTACCATTCGAAGCACCCATCTTTTCTGATGAAGATGTGACCGAACTACCTTGCTTTGGTGCGGTCATATCACCGTCAGAAGCTTCAGTAATCGCTTGCTTTCCAGCAAGCAACTCTCTGATTTTTCTTTCTACAGTCATTTTTTTCTCCTAAATTTCGGATCTTAGTCTTTTATTTATAATAAAGAAACTTTAAATTCTAGCAAGTCTATTGAGGAAATTCTCAAAAACTACCATCTTTGCTTCTTCGAGTTGCTTTTTGCTCGCCTTCTTGATGACCTTTTTCGCCATATCATTTGCTTGTTCAGTCCACAGACCGTTAACAATCACCCATTCTTTATTTTCCATAATCCCTCTTACGAAAGCATCAGGAGCAGAAGGATCCGCAACAATATCTGCTGCGGTTGCAAGATGGAAATCGTCTTGGACGATCTGAACCCCATCTCTATTCTCTTTCAGAGTACCAAGTCCTCTTGAAGAAACGCCAAGTTGACCACCTGATTCAATCAAACCACGGGCAATATTACCCATAGGAGTATCAGTGATCTTCGCTTTACCCATCCAGTTATCGCCATCTCTATAGAGTTCGGTAACGATATGAGATACACGGTCGAGGTTAATTGAAGGACCGTCTGGGTGACCAAGTTCGCCGAATGCTCTCTTGTTGTTCACTGCTTCAGACATGTAACGCTCAACTTCTTTTTCCATAATCTCAGCAGGATACATACGTCCATTACGATTCTTGAGATTTGATTGTAGGAAAACACCTTCAATGTAGAGGGATTTCTTACCGTCTTTTTCTTCAGTGATATAACGAACGTTGTCGTTTACTTCAGTAATAAGTTTCATTATCCTAAATCTCCTTGGTCCTGATGTTGCTGCGAACCATATCCAGAAACCTTAGCAAGTTCTAGAACTACTGAACCAGTACCTGACGAGAAATCTACGACGATGTCTGAACCGTTTTCTTCGTTGTCAGACCAACCCATGAATTCCATCTTACCAGATCCTGAAAGATAGTACAGAACTTCCCCGTCTCTCGCAATAGTAGCAGTGGTTGCTACTGCACACGCCCAATGAAGAGTGCGAATGTTCGCCTTTGGTGAAGATTGAGTTTCTGAAGTCTTCTTCAGATCGGTGGCAAGCGCGATGGTAGCGGATCCCGTGCCACGCACTTTCACCACACCATGAACCTGTGTTAGTTTTAGAACCGCCTTAGTTGCCATCTAATATTCCTTACTGGTATCTTGCTTTTTTCTGATTACGAAGGATCTTGAAATCGTGTCCGTCAACCTTACCATTCTTATTGGCATCAATCTTATGTTGATTACCCTTTAGTTCTTCAGATTTCAAAGAACTTTGCATTTCTTGCTTTGTTCTTCTATGTTTTCTTTTAAAATCTGCATGCGACAATGATTCCATATCCGTCGCCAGATCTTTCATACGACTTTCATCAAGATCGAATTCTTCTTTTCGCATAGAAGAACGATTCTTACCAACAGTTGCACTCATAGTGTCTGTTTTTGCTGCATTTCTAGCAGCGTTGAAATGATGACTTTCTGAATCTTGATCATTTTTAGCAGCAGCATTCTTGGCTTTTTCTAGATGACCCATAACAGTCGAACCATGAACCTTGGTAATTGCTTTTTTGACTGCA